TCTCCGACTCAGTGTGAACGGTTTGGCTATTAAACGCCATCTTTTTATTAATCGTTGTTTACGGGGTATTGCACTGCGGCGGATTAGGCGTTGCTGCATGGTTGAGACATTTCTTTTTTAGTACGTTGGTTATGTACACGTGTAGCGGCGAGCAGTTAAGTGCGTAGTTTAAGATGTAAAAAATCTGCGTTCAACGCTTCGCGCAAGAATAATCTTGCGTTGGCGCTTCGCGCTTGTGTTCTTAATCTGTGTTGATGTTGTTGATAAACTGTTTGAGCAGGGTGCTATTGGTCTCACCGCGCACCTTTGGAGCGTTGGCACCTTCAGCCGGATCTTCTTTTGCAGTGCTGTTGCGCTTGAGTGCATTTACAATTGCATTGCCACTACTGGTATTTGAATAGTTGTTCTCACCTTCGTCGTCTTGATCACAGTCAATAATACGCAGTGTGTCTACATCAAAGCCTAGATCAATTTTTTGTCCTACACCTGAACTGTTACGTGTCTTCATCAGCTGTAGCTGATAGCGACTACGCTCACGCATTGCACGACTTGTAAAGATACCAAACACGTTGTCTGCTGTTTGAATCTTACTAAGTCCACCTGAGATATGACTGTGATCGAATTCAATTTCTTCTACAGCTCCACGATTCAACTGTGCTGCTGTAACAAACACTGTCTTCAATTCCATTGCTAGGTTACGCAGTTCTTCTGATACATACTTGTCTTTGATGTACAAGTTCTCTGCGCTTACTTTCATACTTGCAGGCATCAACAAATCCAAATAGTCCAACAACAGTACATCAACATGTCGGCTGGTCTTAATCTCGTATTCTTTGATATAGCTGCGAATATCGTTTGCAGTCTTACCTGAAGGCATGTACTTGACCTGTATAGCACCGCTCTTCTTGCCGATCATTTTTACTTTAAGTTCAACGTCGTCAATCTGTTTAAAGATCTCACGTGTGCTAATACCAGTTAACATACTGTCGATACGCATACTCACTAGACTCTCTGCAAGCTCTAGTGTTATGTACAACACATTCATGCCCTTCAATGCCATGTTAACACCGATGTTGGCTAAGAACAAACTCTTACCTGCACCTGATCCACCTGCAAAGATGTTAAGCTCGCCTCTGTTGAAGCCACCAAACAATTTCTTGTCCATAGCAGCCCAACCAGTGCTCACCTGTCCGTTTGTATCTTTAATCGCTTCAAGTCGTTTGCGTGGATCAGCAAAGTAGTCTGTACCTAAATCTTTTTGCAATCCAATCTGTACTGCCTTCTTAACTAGATCCTCAACTGGACCATATTCGCCCTTCTCCAGTAAGTCGGCACTCTTAAGGATAGCTGCTTCAAGTGCTTTGTGTCTTGAGAATGTTTCAAACTCTGCCAGCAGCCAATCATAATGATTCTCTTGCAACATCCCTGGATTTTTAAATCAGTATTAGTTGCTGCATTGATCATTTCAAATGTAGGCAGCGCATTATGATCAGTTACGTAATCATTAAGAAACTTTGCTGCTGGAGCAAGCCTACGATCAAATGCATCTGGATCAAATACAGCTTGGCAGCGTACGAAGCTCTCTGCATCAGTAAGCATCATTTCAAGATATACTCGTTGTATATCATAACCATAGTTTGTGTTTTGTCTAGTTGCCATATTACTATTATACTGCCGTATGCCAGGTGTTGTCAAGAATTATTTTTTGTTTTGTTTGTGCTAGCACTGCGCCTACGCAACTACCAGGGTCACCGGGGTTCTGCGGAACGTGTATGTTATTCCACATAGGCTGAATCTTATCAACTGCTTGCCGATTCAGTGCGCCACGCCTGCTGTTCTTTATATTCAGTGTAGGGCCATGTGATGAATGCCCAAATCTTTTTTAAGTAAACCATTTCTTTGCTCTCAATCTAATTTTAAGTGGGCTAGTTTCAGCAGCACTAGCAATGCTGTATAATGTATATAGTCTGCCGTACTTAGCCACAGCGTCACCGATATCGTTAATGTCAGCATCCCACTCCGGTAAGCTAACACCCCATCCGCGTTCGATAGCAGCTTCAATTAGTTTGCTACCTGCCTTGTCTCTGTCTGGTACAACATAAATGTCTTTAGCTAGTCTATTAATTAGCAGTGCTTGTTGATCGCCAATTTCACTTCCGGTTAGCGCACATCCGTCTATGTGAATAGCGTCTACTGGGCCTTCGCATACAATAGCAAACACCTTGTTATGACCTTGCTCGTCTAGTCCGTATACGTACCCGGGCTGTGTTTCTGTAAGGTATTTGGGCTGTTTGTCTGCTATAATAGTTCTAGCAGACCATCCTACAATACGTTTCTCGTAGTAGAACGGAATGATCAGTCTGTCACGATAGCCCAAGCTAGGACTCCAATAGTAATCTGTATCATCTAAGTTTAAGTTGCGTGCAGCCATGTATTCTAAGATAGCCATACTAAATTTATTAAACTCAGTAATATCTGATACCTTAACAGCATCGGGCGGTAATGGTACAGTTTCAAATGTAGGAATATCAATCTTACGTTGCTTTACTTCTACACCTTCATTGATGCGCATTACATCTAGTGTTAGCTTGTTGATTGCATCATCAGGTGCACCTAACCAAACAAGTAGCCGACGCAGTCCTTTGCTAACACCGCGCCCGGGTTGCCAGCTGGCTTTGAATCCACAGTTAAAGCAATGGAAGCTAACAGTATCACCTTCTGAGATAAGTCCGCCGCGACCTCTAGTGTCAGCAGTGTTGCCGTTGTGATGACAGCAGGGCGCATTTCTTGACATCCAACCGCTTGGTGTAGTTTTTACTTTACTACCTTGTGTATAATATGCAATTAATACATCCGAAACTATTGACATTTAATCCTCAATTATCCGCACTTGCCATCCATCTTTTGACGGCTTGTTATTTCTAATAGTATTATACAGTTTAGGCAGGTATGCTGTTATGATGTCGGATACAATACTCATACTACTATTATAGCAGAGTATTGTAGTTTGTCAATCAGTTTCTGACAAGTATTTTTGTGATTGTGTCTGCAGGGTCTGCATCTGTTTTAAAAGCGTAAGAAACTAAACACTCCGTTAAAGTTTACAGGTGTAGGTTCTGTTTCAGTTCCGACAAGTGTTATAGTTGTAATGTCTGTCCAAACTGTTGTGCCGGTAACTTGATTTTCTAACGTAGCTTGGACAACTACATTACCAATATAACTGTCAGTGTATACTACAGCAGTATGTAATGCATCGTTGCCGTTTATACCTGGCTGTGCGTTAGTTGATTCGCTATTCCATACACTATTATCTTCAGTAAAAGTATAATGCTAGTTGCGGCTGCGGGCCCTGGAAATGCTGTTTCACTTACATAGATCGTTCCGTTCATTCCAAAATTAGTATTTGAATAAGTTAACACTGGAACATTAGTGGTGTTGTCTATAAGGTGTACGTTGTAAGAAAGATATTGTTGATCAATGTTTAATAGATCGTTGTCAGTAACTGTAACTTTGAATAGTCCTCTAGTAGGAGCGCTATCGTCGCCGGTAATAAGTTCGCCGTTGTGTTCAATTACTAATAATCTATTTTCATCAAACGCTTGGAACTTGGGTGTATAGTTTGTAATGTCAATTGGCTTTTGATCAGCATTGAGTATTTTAAAATCAAGCACATTGTCAATGCCTCTATATACGTTTATATGTCTTTGATACACTGGTCTGTACTCCGTAATGAATCCTGCGTCATTAGTAATAATGGTCGTTCTGTTATTGACTAAATATCTAGGTGTTAATTGCATCTAGTATTTATCGAGAAATATGTTATTAAAAGATATTGAAAACAACTCCCCTTTATCAGCGTAGTCACTTATGGTGGCAACGAGTACGTCGGCATCATTGCAAATCAAGATGCATATATAACCAGCATGTATATATTCACCTCGTTAAAGACTAACTTAGAGAAGGAAGCATTTTAGAAATGGGCAATGTTTGGTGGTGGGAGTCAAATAGGATGCTGCCTATAAACATTTTCCTAATAAAAGAAATGCAGGCATTTAGTTATGCAATGATGACTATGAACAGCAAGGATGTTAGAGTAACAATAGGACCGTGTGTTAATCTAAACGATCTAAATTTTAAACGTATCAAACGTAAAAGTGTACAGCTGATACGCAAAGTTAGGTAGACAACTGTTCGCATATTAAATTCATGTGTACAACACAAGCTGCTGCGTAGGCAATACCGTGGGCCTTCTTAAAGTAATACTCGCCGTTGGTCGGCTTAGTCCAAACTCCCTGCATTATCTTTTCCCAGCTTTCGTTCGCTAGATGTCTCTTGGCTGGACGAATGATCGCCAGCGTCGCTGCCAATTGACTGACCGATGTAGGTTTCAATTGCTTCAATAGTGCGCCGTGCCCGTTCAGATGAAATACTTTTTCGCTGAAGTCCTCGTGCTCCAATAGTTGCCATAGTGGTTCCTTCTCCATTAATTCTGTTAAATGTGTTTCGTCTCTAACATCTTTATAGATGCTGACGTTTAGAAAGTCTAGTTTAAAGTAGCCACGTTCTTCAGCAGTCTTGTAGTCAACGGTGGCTAAGTTGTCTACAGGGTTGTGTGGAATTTCAGTTGCATAGACTCCTGTGTTATGCTTCTTGTCTGAGTCAAGTTTAGCAACACGGTGCTTGAGTTGTGCAAGCACAATTGTTCTGTCAGCAAAGTCTATATCAATATCCATTTACGCCTCCTTGCACTTTGCGCCGTGCCAACGCAAATAATTTGTTTGTTATTTGCGTACTGCATCTGCATTAAGCCATATGCCGCCTACTAGTTTAGCAAACGGTTCTGCTAGTGTACTCTTACCGCTTCCGGGCAATCCAAATATTAAAATTTTCACAAATTACTTTCCTTAGCTACATCTTTAACAAGTTGTACATCAGTGGGTTGTTTCTTAAATCGCATAGCCCAATGCTGCGGATCAACAATATTATATATCATACTTAATTGTTCGTCATTAAACTTACCTAATAATTCTTTTCCGCTCTTACAATTAAGAACCAACCACGGACTAATCTTTCCGTCTCTAATATTCCACACTGCCTTGTTCAAACTTACATAGTTAAAATAATGATTCCACACGCTGTTGTTTTCAGTAGCCCATTCAACCATAGTATTAACGCTGCGCTCTAGGGCAGTTTCAACACCTTCTTTTTTAATTAGCTCAACTGCATATGCTTCATACATTTCTTCTCTGCACCATTGGTCAAGTTTAACCCCTGACGTTACTACATAATTGATATACTTCTCAGGATATAACGGTTTTACATTTGATACAAAACTACCAAACTTTACAAATGCATTATAGTAACTGCTCTTGCAAAACTCTTCGTATGTTTTATCTTTCTTTGACCCAGCACTTAATTTATAGAATTGATTAAATGCAATGTAACCTAACTGTACTCGCTTCTCGCCCTTTTGTAAAGCTCTACGTTTTTGCTCACACATATGTACTATGAGAGTTTTCTCACGGCTATATCCTGTTCTGCAATATTCGCAAACGTATGGTTTCTCAGAGCTTGATATCAATGTCGTAATCTTCTGCGAGTTGTTTAAGTTCTTTTTTTGTAGATATTCCAGCAAGTTGTTCTACCTCTTTCATTTTCATATTAGGATATACTTGAGATAACAATTTAATTGCTGCGTTGTTACCGGCTTCTTTTTTCTTAAAGCCAATATAAGGATGGTATTCGATCTTACCTGTTGCTCCACTTGCACACAATAGCTGCCACATTAGATGTTGATGTCCGTTCTCTTTGCCAACGCCAATGTCGTTAAAGTGTTTGTTATAATATTCATTAGTTTTAAACACAGCAAGCTCTTGTGCTTCTCTATTACCTTGTACAGCACTTACATATCTGTTTAGCAACCAAAAGCTAACTTGCTTCTTTTCTTCATCAGACAATTCTTTCCAAACGCTTTTTGCGTTCATGTCAACTGCTGCAAGTATGTCTTTAGTTGGAAGTTTCTTATCACTCATGTTTATATTTTACACTAATTAATTAAATTTGTCAAATGAATACCAAACGATATCATCAATTACTTTTTCAAAATCTTTGTAGTATTAGGCAATGCTTGCCCGTAAGTATTACTACAACCAAATGCAACTAATCTCATTTGTTTCCTTCACTGTATAATAAGTTACTACCAACTTATCTAATAGTTTTTTATAGTTGGATATGTTAAACTTAGTTCGCACAGCTCTTGCCATTCTTGATAACACAACAGATCGCCCTGTGCTCTTGCAATACCAGCAGGGTCACCGCCGATGATCCCAACGGGGGAATTTTTATGTGAGGAGCATCTCGATAACG